TAGAAGTAGCTCCCCACGGGGTAGTTTCAGATAGTTTATATATATCGGCATTCCAGGCCACTAAAAACTCTTTTAAATTAGCTTGTGTATAGTAACGATGCATACCAACTATCTTATGGGAAGCCCCTATTGAAGTCTGATTATACTTGGAAAAACCTTTACGCTTGACTAAATTTCCATATTCATCAAAATATAAATTATATAAACCATCTACCTTTCTTGGTAATTGAGATAATTTAACATCAGAGGGACTTAAATTATTTAAAGCTTTGAATATTTTTTTCGCCATTTAATAAACTCCTCAATCGAATACGTCAGTTCTTCCATATCTAATTGCATATTTATGTCCTCTTGCTCGGTATCCAGGGATAATTTGTGCTCCCTGGTTCTTGTGGCCGTTTATAATTGCATTAATGTTATAAATCCCCTTCATAAATTCCATCATCTTACCCTGATATTTGTTCATCTCATTTTTCTTGTACCAGCACTGGGCGACTGCGTAATCTACAATATACTGCCTAAAAGCTACCGCTCTATAATCACCTGATAGCGGCACGGTTGTTCCTGACAGCTCGGTAGCCCTCTCTATACCATAATACTCAACGACTGCACCAGCGGAAGGTATGGGGTAAAACCCTATCATATCACTACGGAAGTAGAAGCGTGTAGGTGTGCCTGTGGTTTCCCGCCAGCTCCCGGCGTGTTCATTTAGGGCATTCAGGCTTATTTGCTCCAATGGTGTATCATCATAGATAATACCGCCGTCATCAATGGCAATATAATCAGAATACATTCGTATCTCACGAGTATTAACAATATCGGCAGCAATTAGGGTATGTTTATAATATTTAGATAGGCATTTGGTTTCAGTGCCGATAATCTCTTGACCTTTATTCGCCCATCTGGTTATCTCGGCGTCAGACCAGAATGAGGCAGTAGCTTCGTTAACAAGCGACCGGACATCAGTTATAATTTCAGCTATTGTTGCTAACATTTACATCACCTTACTTTATTTTTTCTTTTTCATAGGTTGTATATGTATCTTAGGCTTATCTATACAAGGTTCACATTTATTAGGTTCTAATCTTTTAAGTATTAGCAGGGCAACATCATTTATCTCTCTTTTTAGCTCCGCCTTATCAGCGTCCAGCCTCGCAAATAACCCTTCTTCGTATATCGGTATCCGTGTTGGCATAATTTTCCTCCTTTAATTAATATTTAATCTTAATCAATGGTCAAAAATACTTCTCCGGCGGTATATTCTATATAACAGCCAGCGGCAAACTTTATACCACAAGCAGGTATTTTTGCCTCATCGGTTAATTGATTAGCCATAACTGCAAGAGCTATCCTCTTTAGGGCTGTGGTAGGACTACCGGCAGTTGCCCCTGCTTCATCGTATATGCCTGCCGTAGTAGCTTCTGTGTGTACTAACCTTGCACCATATATGGTAATCGGCACATCATAAGCTAACTGTGTATCTGCTGCAATTCTTATAATTTGCATAAAATCACTTCCTTTTTATTCTTCTATTAACTTTCCTAACTGATATAGGATGTCAGGCTTTATTTTAGTATCGCCAAACTGTTCTATCTTTATCGGCTTAAATGGTAGGTTAAATTCTTTCTGTCCTAACTCATCAAATTCTTTGACAAACTTAATCATATTCTCTTTAGTTAAGTCATACTCATTTAATTGTTTACCTTTTTTATCCTTCTTAAATACAGGTTTGCCGTCCTTATCCTTCTTGGCATATTTAACAGCAAGAGCTAATCTGGTCTTTTCATATTCTTTTAGTTTAGATACAACGACATCCATAAACCGCTTAAACCAGTAAGCAACCTTAACAGGCAATTCCTTTGACATAACAGCTTCAAGCCCAACCTGCATTCCCCGTAGTTCATTTAAAGTAATTTTCATTTATTTTTCCTCCTTTTGGAAATATATATTTGGGGAGTTTAAAAAGGCACTCCCCGAGCCTGTTAGTTTAACTTGTTACAGTAAGAGCAGTTGTAGTCGCTGTTAAGGTATCAAGAGTTTTTGCTATAGTACTTGCAGTAGCTTCTGCTGCTGCTCCACCTGTAGATGGTTTAGTTCCTGCAGCGGCTGCTCCTGCAACACTATGACGATGGTCTGCATATTTATCAGATATATCATTTAATTGAGTTACAAGTATAGCGTGGTCTAATATTAATTCATCAATTATTACTTTCTGTGCAGCCATATCAACTAATGCAGCTTTTAATAGTGGATATAATTCTCCTCTACCAAAACCTTCGCCCATTGGTTTTGTTATTTTTGGCATATTATTCACTTCCTTTTTTATACAGGCAGGGTTTTTACGCCCTGCCTATTTGTGTTAATCTATATTAGTCTACTAAGCTGGGGTACTTGCTCCACTTAGGATTTGTACACCGAATAAGCCGTTTAAGACAACAGCTACAAAGTAAGCCTTCCAGGATACAAGACTAAATGCGTTGGTAGCATTAGAGGTATCTTGTGGTCCGGAAACTTTGATTATAAGTTTGTCTTTAACGCCGCTTATACGAGTACCTGCTATACAATGCTTACCAAATATCGGGGTCTGGTTAATAGTACCGCTTGTAGAGTATTTTTTAAACCCTCTATCTGAACTATTATTAGCAGTTCCATCAGTGATAAGTGTGGTAAAAGCTTCGGTATCTTCATACCATCTGACTCCACCCCATTTACCGAGTTCGCCGTTCTTAATAGCTTCAGGGCTTGCATAATGTTGTGCATTTACCCAAGCACTGTCTTGCATGAAGTCATAAACTACGAAAGGACTCATAATCCCTACATAGAATTTACCGTCATACTTTGGTGCTTTGTAATGCTTTAAGATTGCTACTGCTCTTTCTACTGCTGAACCGGTAACTACATTGGTTGCTGCTAATCCTGTAGTAACTACGATACGGAAAGTATCGCCAACATCGGCTTTATCTTTTAGTGCAGGGGTAAAGGTGACTGTATCAGCTGCTGCGGTAAACGCAGTTACTTCGTGAGCCGAACCTTTATTCTGTCCAGAAGTCCAGATGAGTAAGCCGTTAACCCAGAAATGGTCGGCTTCAGTTAAGAGGGCAGCTGTAACAACGGTAGTGCTGGTTGAAGCAGTTACTGCCGCATTTTTAGCGTAAGTGCTTGAATTATCTACCCTTAGAGGATAGAGTCCTAAAGACATTGCTAATCTATACTGATAATTGATTGATTCACCCATATTAACACCGCAGAGCATAACAGCCGCTTCAGTTACATCATCATAAGCTGTTAATTTTAATGTATCATTTAGTTGGATGGTGTTACTATATTTCGCTGTGGTTTTCTCGAACTCGAAAGCTTCCATCTCGACAGCATCGGGATTTGCTCCTTCAGTAGTTGCGGCTGTTATTTTAGCCAGCGGTATATAACGAGTGAAATTTACGGTCTTACCCTCTTTTTGAGGAATATCACGACTATGGTCTGCTAATTTGTCGGCTACCATTACTGGTTTGGCAAATTCTAACAGCTTCCTGTCGTAATATGTCTTCATTAATTGAGTAAGGGTTGAGGTTGATGTATCAGCCATTTATAATTCACGTCCTTTTTATTATTATTTTTGTTTTCCCCCGTGAATTATAGACTATATATATTACTAATAGTCTTTCGGTTTCCCGACTAATTTCTCTAAATCTGCCATCGGCATAGTATCGTAGTCGGTTGATCCACTTGAAGCAGTACGAATGCCTGGTGGTTCAGTGTAAGTCTTGCTTTTCTTCCTGGCTTGTTCTTCTGCTTCTTTAGTCGCTTTCTCGATGAACTCTTTCTTTTCTTTTTCAATGGCTGCGTCAAGGTTTTGGTCACGGTATATCTTATAGGCTTCTTCATAAGCCTTCATACCGTACTGGTCAAACAGCTTGTTCCTGCCATTTTCATTAGTGAAACCTGCTACAATCTTTTCTATTATCTTACGATCATAAGGTACACGTTTGTCCTTATTTACTTCTATTAACCTTTTTATTTCTGTTTCGGTTGCCTGTCTTGCCTGTACTACTGCAATAGGTTTTATAGCCTTTGTGATATAGGGCATGAGTGCTTTAGCTGGGTCATCGCTGAAATCATCGTAAAACTTCTGCTTTTCGGCGTCAGTCATAGCTTTAATTTCATTTTCTACGATGTTCCGGGAAGTAGCGTCTATCTGATACTGCTTCATATCGTTATCAAGTTTGTCGGCTTCTTCTTTATACTTGCGTAAGTTGCCCAGTTCCTCATCTTGTTTTGAGTGCATTTTGCGTATGTTAATATATGCTTTGGCTAATTCATCGGCTGACTTCCCTTTCAGGTCATCAGGTAGTTCTTCTGCTGGTGCTGGTGTTTCGGCAGGAGGTTCACCCTCCTTGACAGGTTCGGCAGGTTCAACAGGTGCAGGTTTCCCCTTGACTAATGCTTCCAGTTCAGAGTCGGAAAGCTTGTCATACTCCTCTGCTTCCACCAGTCCTTTATCTACTTGTCCCTCATCGGGGGTAGATGGTTGGTTATTGGTCTTTTCTTCGGTCATGACTTGATAAATCTCCTTTCTTATTTTTTCTTACTTAATTTATTAGCCTCATCACCCACATTAAGCAACGCATTAATCTCTAATACAAAATCATCTATCGCTTGAACATAAGCTTGAGCATAATAGATATCGTTAATTTCCTTTTCGGTAAGTGCCTTATCGGTATAATAGGCTTTCTTTATATTAATTATTCTTATTACATCCTGCCAACCAGCCGTGTTAATGGTGGCTCGCAAGCGGTCTGCCTGCTCAATAGCGGAGTCGTATTTGGTCATTTATCTTCCCCCTCTAATTTGTGGTGGTGGTTGTCCCCCTCCTGCCTGTGGCAACCTCATTCCCGCAGGGACAGTAGAAGGCGGGGGAATCCTACCTGCTGTCCCTTGTTGCGGGGTAGCAGGAGTGGATTTACCTGCTTGATTGGCGGTCTTTTGTGCCTCTTTGCGTTCCCGTTCTTCTGCTAATCCCGGGATAAGTTTCTCTAAATCCCTAAAGTTCATATCTTCACCTATACGCTTAGCTATATACTCTAAATCAAACACAGGTTGCATTTGTGGCTTACCGTCTTGTCCTGGTGGGAGTGGATTACCCATCATATCCATAGCAGGCTTCATAAACATCGGTGCTATCTCAGTTAATTTAAGCAGGTTAGCCAGCTCTACTTGATGTTCCTCGAATATACTAACCCCTCTCGGTATAAAATCAGGGTTGCCAGCCATCTTAATATCTTTTCTTTGAATATCATTATTACCCTTATCAGCTACCCACTGTGCACCCTTCTCTTTGCCTAACACTCTATATGCTGCCTCTTTAGAGAAGAATTGCAGGTCGTGCTTATATATAATCTCCAATACTTTCTGATACCACGGTTCTAAACAATGCTTAACGATATGCTTTATTGGCTCGGCAGCGTTACCCTGCATCATTTTAGTAGCCCCCAGCGTATCAGGTAAGCCTTCTTTGCCCGGCATAGAGCTGATGACCGGGACTGCTTGCGTGGTTTTCATTATCTTATCTTCTAACATCTGTATAAAATTGATTAACGGTGTGAGGGCTGCTGCCTGTGCAGTCATATTGATAAATACCATTGCCCGGTTAACATCTTCTACATTAGGATTAGTAAAGAATGTTTTCCCCGGATGAGATATTATTATCCCACCTGATACACCAGCCATCTTACTTTGATTCATAATTGACATTGGGTTAGATATTAAATTAACACAATCGGACAGCTTATTGTGGGCGTTGGTCAGTTCTTCAGAGTAAGACTGTATATCCTCGCCTGTTCCTACACCAAACTGCTCGTTAGGCATTTTATCCTTACTTGCGTCAACGAATATATTACCGCAGTCATAAGGATATTCGTCATTTCGTATACATACTTCACGGTTGCCTATAGTAACGATAGCCTTAACATAATCATCTTCGTAGGCATTCACTTGCACCTCATCGTGTATTTTGCCTTCAAGTAATGATTTAGGCACTTCACCGTGATATTCTAATAGCTCTACACGGTCAGTATTAATTTTGTTATCACCCACTATATCTTTTACACCCGGCATTGAAGTGTCTTTTAAGTCTACTACACTATGATAAGTCCCTTGTGTTTCTAACTCCCTCAGGTGTGATACAAATACGTCAGGTTTGCGAATAACTATCCAGCTCTTATTTACATCGAGTGCAACAGGGTCAGGGAAGCTATTAAAGATATCACATACTTCAAGGTCTACCCCCTCAAATATAGTCTTGCCTCTATCGGTCTTTTCTATCCAGGGGACTTTGGCCAAGCTATAGCCATATATCTCAAATTGTTTAATAAATCCTTCTGCTACATTAAATAACCCGCCTCTGTCTTTGCCTATATTACTTAACTGGTAGGCAATAATATTCTTGAGGGCGGGGATAATAGCTTCGTCGGCTTCTTCACCTGGCTGAATATCGAAGGAGTTCGCCAGGTCAGCAGGGAATAGGATATTCATATAGATAGGCAACTTGGTGCGGACAGCCTCTTTAAGTGATGTAACCACATAATTAGACTGCCAGTCCTCTTTTAGGTCACTTCGTGTGCCTCTATAATCATTGTAGTATTCTTGCCATTGTGCGTGCCTGTCAGCCATATTATTCTT